GTGCTAAAGATGGCATCTTTAGCGGTTTTTTCTATAGAACGTTCTCTAGCACTAGATACATTATCACTAGAAGACTGTGTTTCTGATGCAGAAGCCCTAGTTTGGTAAGTCGGTCCATTTTTAATTATAGGCGTAAATCTAATATATGCCTTATACTTATCTCTATTTTCAATAGGGAACATGTATGTTCCACGAGCGTTATTAACCATCTAAATTATTCCTAATAAATAGAATTATCTTATTCTTATTTATATCATTAAAATGAAAGTATTATGAAAACATACCAAGGAAAATATAAAGTAAAACATAGATCAAAATATCGTGGTGATCCAGATAATGTAATTTACAGATCTATGTGGGAAAGACACTGCTTTAAGTGGTGCGATAACAACCCCTCAATAAAAACTTGGGCTTCTGAAGAAGTTGTAGTACCATACTTCTATGAAGTCGATAAAAAATATCATCGTTACTTTGTTGATCTAAAGATAACATTTAAAGATGGTAAGACTATTATTGTAGAAATTAAACCAGATAGTCAAACAATTCCACCAAAATTTCCAGGAAGAAAAACTAAAAGATATATTAATGAGGGTATGACTTATGTTAAGAACATGAATAAATGGAAAGCTGCTAAAAACTTTGCTGACGATAGAAACTGGGAGTTTCAGATTTGGACAGAAAAGACACTACAAAGTATGGGCATAATGCCAAAGCAGTCTAAGATGAAGAGTCTTCCGAAGATGAAAAAAATTAAAAAATCATTATAAATACTACAATGGCAAGTATATTTCAGAATCTTGAGATCGAAGCGTTTAGAGCAGGTATTAACCCTCGGACACAAGAATCGAGAGATTGGTTTAGAAAAAGAATCAGTGCTTTACGTGGCGGAGCAATGCGTAGAATCAATAGAAATCAACTATTGAGAGATGAAGAGCTGACGCTTGAAAATAGAGCTGTTATTGGCAATATGTATATGTTTTTCTATGATCCAAAACATAAAGATACTTTGCCCTATTATGATGGATTTCCATTAGTGATACCAATTGGACCAGCTGAAAAAGGCTTTCTTGGTTTAAATTTACATTACTTACCGCCTGTACTTAGGGCTAAATTACTTGATGGTCTTATGGATACAACAAATAATAAACGGTTTGATGAGTCAACAAAGTTTAATATAAAATATCAACAATTAAAGAGTGCGTCTAATCTAAGATATTTTAAACCGTGTGTAAAGCACTATTTAAATTCAAATGTAAGAAGTAGATATGCAAAGGTTGATTCACCGGAATGGGAGATAGCAGCATTTCTTCCAACTGCATCTTGGAATAAATCCAGTGGTTCTGCAGTATATAGAGCATCAAGGAAAATGATCTAATGAGAGTAGAAGATTTTAGAGCATCTTTAAAAGAAGGTTTGGCAAGAAATAATCTTTTTAAAGTTAGATTTCCAACGTTTACTGCCTTGCCCGATATCACAGCTAACCAATTAAATTTTATGTGCAAAAGTGTAACAATGCCTGGACGATCTATAAGTGTAAATGAAAGAGTAATAGGCATACCGAAAGCTGAAAAGGTAACAAACGGATTTTTAATAGATGATGTAACAATGAGCTTTATGCTCACAAATGCTTATGAAGCAAAAAGATATTTTGATTATTGGTCTGGATTATCTATAGATTTTGATACATATGAATTAGAATATAAGTATGGATCATCTCCTGGTTCGGGTTATACTCGAGACGTTATGATATCACAGTTTGATCAAAATGGACACGTTATCTATACGTGTAAGCTTATAGATGCATTTCCTACTCTTGTAAATGCAATGGAATTTACAAATGAACAAGGTGGTTTAACAGAATTAACTATACAACTATCATATAATAATTGGGAAGGAACTGTCCATAATAGACAAGAAGCGCCCGTATAATAAAATGAAATGAGGATGAAAATATGGCACTGCCAAAGCTAAATGATAAACCAAAGTATGAATTGACTATACCTTCGGTAAAACAAAAAGTAAGATATAGACCGTATCTTGTAAAAGAAGAAAAAGTGTTGATGATGGCTCTTGAATCTCAAGATAAAACATCAGCATTACATGCAGTAGTTGATACTATTGAATCCTGCATTGATGGAGATATTGATAAAAATAGTCTTACATTATTTGATATTGAATATATGTTTATTATGATTAGATCAAAGTCTGTAGGAGAAGTAAGTGAACTTGGTATTAAATGCCAGCACTGTGAACAAACTAATGATATTGCAGTAAAGTTAGATGAAATAGAAATTAAACAAGATAAAATAGTGGATAAAGATATTATACTTGATGAAAATATTTCTCTAACTATGAAATATCCTAATTTTAATGATGTGTTAAAACTTGAGGACGGCGAATTAAATGAAACCGAAAAAACATTTATGCTCATAAGTAAATGTATGGAATCAATTGAAACCGAAGAAGAAAATATTTTATTAAAAGATGTTTCCGATGCTGAGGTAAATGACTTTATTGAATCACTTAACACACAACAGTTTAGTAAAGTAAGAGAATATGTTGAGAATATGCCAAGAGTGGAAAAGCAAATAAAGTTTATTTGTGGCGGATGTGAAAAAGAAAACAATATAACCTTGAGTGGTATCGATGATTTTTTTTAGTGGCTCTTTCTCATGATAACTTAGTGAATTATTATAAAACAAATTTTTTATTGATGCAAGAACATAAATACTCTTTGACTGAAATTGAAAATATGTTACCATGGGAAAGAGAAATTTATATTGCTATGCTTGTTGATTATATTGAAAAAGAAAATGAAAGAATAAAACAACAGAATCAAGGATAAGATCCTATGGCTACATTAACTGAAGTAGTAAGACAATTAGAAGAATCTAATAAGAAGTCTGAAAAAAGACACGACGAAATTAAAGTCGAAATAAAAAAAGGTATTACTGATGTAGCCAAGTCCATAAGTGGAATTAAAAGTGCTGGTCTTAGAGTTCCTGGTTTACAAACTCTCACTAAAGCAATTATTGATAACCCTATTACAAGAGCTATTGGTTCTTTTAAAGATGCAGTAATTAATTCAATCTCCGCACCATTTAGAATGATAGGTAATGCAGTATCAACAATTAAAAATTCAATACTCGGCTTAGTTACAGGGGTGACTAAGGTATTTAAAGATGTTATTACTGCGCCATTATCAGCAGCTTTCGGTTTAATTAAAAGTATATTTTCTACTAACTTTGAAAAAGAAAATAATATATTACTTGACAAAATTTTATCTCAAATGTTATTCTTAAACAATCAGATGGATTCATATTTTGATTATTTAAAAACCCAACAACTTGATAATTTAAAGCAGGCATCTGATGATACTTCTATTCCTTCTGGACCAACAGAAACACAATCTCCAGAAGCGTCACAGAAAAAACTTAGCATATTTGGTATCGGCGGATTACTTGGTTCTATTCCTAAATTATTAGGTGGTCTAGCACTAGCAATAACTGCAGAGTTTTTAGGATTAGATAAATTTATTAAAGCACTATTTGTAGGTGATGCATGGAAATCATTAAAAGCAATACCGACTAGAATAGTTAATGCATTTAAAACCGCATTTAAATCAATAGATGCGGCTATAAGCGGAGGATTTACTAAAGCATTTCAAGGTGTACTTAAGACTGTTCGCAACTTAAGTGCCGGTCTTATTATGTTCACTAAAACATTAGATTTTACTAGAATTGCTGCTTTCTTTGAGCCTGTTACTAATGCAGTAAAAAGAATAGGTGATGTAGCATCAAAGCTTTTAACACCATTTAAATCAATTGGATCTGGTATAGGAAAAGTGGGTTCTATTATGAGTTCTGGCTTATCTAGTATTGGTAAATTCTTTGGCACTATAGGAAAGATACTTGCACCAATTGGAAATATATTAAAACCAATATTATCTGCAGCTAAATTATTTGCAAGATTTTCTTTTTTACTGCCGCTCATAACACTATTTGATTTTGTGAAAGGAGCTTTTAAAGGGTTTAATGAAACCGAAGGTGGAATAGTATCAAAACTACTTGGTGCTTTAGAGGGCGGTATTAAAGGTATTATTACTGGTATATTAGAGGGCGTTGATGTATTAATAGATGCTATTACTTTTTTCCCAAGAAAAATTCTTGAATTATTTGGTGCTGACAAACTAGCACAGCAAATAAAAGATTTTTCTTTAGCTGATATGTTTAATAATTTGTATGATGGTGTTAAGAATTTCTTTGCAAACTTTAGTTCTAATATAGGAAGTTTAACTAGCAGCATTGGTGGATTTATAAAATTTGGTATCTCATCTATCGGCGATAAAATAGCAAATATGTTTGATACTGTGGCCACAACCTTTATAAATTTAAAAGATAAATTTATTATTGCAATTTCTAAAATTGGATTTAGTCTTCCTACAATTTCTATTCCATTACCTAAATTGTTAGGTGGTGGTGAGTTTACACTACTTAAAGGAACAAGAGTAGGTTTTGGTAGTGCTAGTTCAGCTGAAGCAGCTCGGGGTAGAATAGAGCAAAGAAATGCTCAGCTTATTGAAAGAAAAGCAGAAAGATCAGCAGAAACAAATGCTATATTAGAAAATGCTCAGAGACAGTTAGCCAATACCGTTGACAGTAGAAACAGTACTACAATTCAACAAAATAATGCAGTAGACGCTCGGTCTACACAGAATAATACAACCGTGTTAAACCAAGCGCCTATGTCATCAACTTATGATGGTTTTGATAGAATGGCTCCTATCTAGTCTTCATTTACAAGATTTGCAAAGTGTGCCATAATGTCATCATCTTCTGCTGAAGGTGTTGCCGAAGACATCTCTGCGGTCTCCATTTGAACAGGCTCTGCTGTTCTCATTGCTGGTGCTGGCTGTGGTTCACCCAAAGATTCTTCTTGCTTCATTGTTGGTGCTCCAACAGAAGCTTGTTCTCCAAGAACAGCCATAAGTTTAGCTTGTAGTTCATCATATGTTTTATAATTCTTCGGATCTGTATATTCACGCAGATCATGAAGTTGATTATAAATTTCTTCAAGATAAGTATCGTCTGAAGATAGTTCAGTCTGAGCTGCAAACTCTGACTTATCATAATTACGATACCCTTCTACATCACGAATTTTCAATTTAAAGTTAGCACCACTCCAAAAATCAAATGGATTGATAGGATCTTCATCTTGAAATTCTGGTTGCATAGCATCCATCAATTTATCAAAGATTTTCTTTCCATACTGGAATAAGAATACCTTGCCTTCATTAGCTGGATTGCCTGGATCTGAAACAACTAGAATATTTGAAACATGATGTAAGCGCCGTTTTTGTTTACGAGCAACTTCTTTATCTGATTCAATACCAGAGTTCCATAGTTTACTATTTAATTCGCCTACTGGATCGTTTTGTCCAATAGAAGTAAGAGAACGCTCAATGTACCAACGACCTGTTGGGCCTTTAAAACCATGATCCCAATAACGGTTCCATGGGAGTTCTGATCCTTCAGATGCTGGGAGAAAGCGGATAACTGCATAACCATTATTAGATTTATCTACAGTTGGTTTCCAGATTCGATCGTCAGTGTACTTGTTAGTTGACTGAGTTGTATTAGTAGCTTCTGCTGCTTTTACAAGTTGATCGATTGCGTTACGATTACGTTTTAGATTTGCGAATGACATATTTTGTTTTCCTTATACTGAAATATATTTTTGTATGTACTGTAATATTATACAACATTTTGACTTTGTTGTACAGAGTATTTATTCAAAAAGAAGCTCATTTTGCCTTGGTAAAAAATTTAATTTCATTGCTTCAGCTTCAATCTTCTCTTTGATTAGTGGTGATATATACTTTTTAACATCCTCTGGATCTATATTAGTAATATCACATGCTTCAACTACGGCATCAATGTACCCTAGTTTCTTTGACAGAACCTGTTCTTCGATAAGTTTTGTAAACTTAGCACGGTTCATAAAGTTTGTTTTTTCTTCGGTCATCTATCGAGTGCCCTTAATATGATAGTGTCTTTGTTAATCCTTCCATTTGCTTTTCCGGACTTAGTAGTAAGTTTGCCCCACTCTTTATTAATTTGATTAGGGGTCTTTTTAAGAGCCAGCGGTAAAAACTCCTCTGGTTTTCTTAATCTGATATTGCGTGATATATCTTCATCAATACCTTTAATAGTAGTACCATTAACTTCAAAGCCTTGTGCTAATCTACAAACTAACTCTGTAATTAACCTTGACTTTACATTAAACAAATATATTCTATTAGCACCAACCACATTAGTAGGGTTAATAGAAACCAATTTATGCTCCTTTGACTCCTTAAGATAAGTTAATCTTGCAACTTGTTTATCTGCAGTTTTAACTTTAGGTGTTCTTGTTTTTCTCTGTGCTTTCTTAGAAGCCATATAGCGTTCTGCATCGGTGACAATATCTTCTAAGAATTTCATATATGCCTTCTTTTCTCTAGCAGTCATATGTCTATATGCTTCTACTAAATCCTCTGGCTTCTTTGTGATTAATTCTTGCATCTCTTTTAATTGAGGAAGATAATACTCATAAACACCCTTTGCGGTATTATTAGGCGCATCTATTTTTTTTAATTCATCATATACAGATAATCCAGTTACTTCTGGAAATGCATCTATCTTTTCTTCTATACCAGCAATAAAATCAGAAGTTCGTTCTTTTACAATATCTGCAATAGTACGCTTTGGGATATCACTAGGTTCTTCTTCTTTTACTTCAGCCTTCTTTCTACCTTTTTCTAAAATTTCTGCAATTCTTTTTTTAATTACTTCTTCACCTTTCCAGTATGAAGGAAAGGGGTTACCTAGATTTTTCCAAGCAATAGTTGCAGATAGATACGGTAGTGCAGTAAAGGCCCATTCAGGAGCTTTTAGTGCCAGCTGAGCATCTGCCTTCTTTAGATTTTTACGAATATAATCTTTTATAACTTGAGTCAATTCTTTCTTGTCTACTTCCAAGCGGAGATAATCATTAAAGTGGTTAAAGTTATTAGTAGGAGCCGCAGCAATACCTGTACGTGCTCTACGAGAATAAACTTTTTTGATCTTTGCTCTTTTAGCCATAACACGATTCTTCCTCTATGATAATACTATTATATCATAGTTGAAAGGCTTTGTAAACCTTTTTTTATTAAAATTCTTCGTTAAGTTT